AAACATTTCTTTTTAGTCGTTAAAGGCTTTTTTACCAACTTCTCAAGCTGTCTTTATTCCTTCTTTAAATCCTTTCCAAATATTTGAAATTCTTACAAGCCAAGTGCCGATATTTTGTATTGTTTTAAGCAATCCGATTTTGTCCAACTTCTCTTCCATTTCAATAGAAATCATAAAGTTATCGTTATCAAAACCGTTTTTTATAAGCTCTTTAACACCTGAAATCAAACCACCTAATTTTTCTAAAAATCCTACTATACCACCTTTGTGACCGAGTTCCCCGAGAGGCATATTATATGTGGCAATTGATTCATTATGAGCTTTTTTCAATAAAATGAATGTACCGATTAATGCTGCACCAATAGCAATAAAGGGAAGTAAAGGTGCAATGGCAGCCCATATAGCTGGCATTAAAGAATAAAATGCAAATTTTAATGCACCTATTGCAGCCGCAGCCCCACCCGCCACAACAAGCAATGCACCTAAAGAAGCTACTATAATAGCAATTGCATGACCAACGGGAGTTTCAATAAATAACGTCAGTTTGTCCATCCAACGTGTAAACATTTGAGTTACATTTCTTAGTACAGGTGTTAATTTACTTCCCAAAATAATATTGAAAGATTCTACTCTTGAAGTTAAAGAATCATAATCACCTTTTAAGTTATCTACCATTTTTTGAGCCATTTCAAAGGCAGCACCCATGCCACCAGCAGCTTCCGAAGCTCTTTCATTTTCTTTTGTGAAATATTGTAAAACTTCCGCACCCTTCAGTAAAACTTTCTGACCATCTATCATTACTTCTTTTGAACCATTCATTAAAGCGGTAATTTCTTGAAAACTTTGCGCACCGAAAAGACCTGAAATTGCAGCAGCTTTTTGTTCCTGAGTATAACTTGCGGTAGCTTTTTCTAATTGTGCCACTAAATCAATTAAACCAATAAAATTACCACTACTATCAAATACTTGCAAATTAAGCTCTTCCATTACCTTTTTCATTTGATTAGTAGGTTTCGCAAGATTTGTCAAAGATGTAGATAGAGCAGCAGTAGCGTTACCTCCTTGTAAACCGAAATTAGATAAGGATTCAATAACAGCAACAGCCTCTTCCAAAGGAACTCCCAAAGATGAAGCAGTTGTACCTAAATATTTCATGGCATCTGCAATGTTATCTACTCCGGTATTTGAGGAGTTTGCAGCTTGCGCAAGTACATCAGCCATGTGTCCGGCTTCAGCAGCTTTTAATCCGAACTGTGATAATATGCTTGAAGCAATATCGGCACTTTGTCCCAAACCGAGACCTGATGCTGCGGCAAGATTCATAACTCCGGGTAAAGATGCAACTACTTGTTCTACATTAAAACCAGCCATTGCAAGATATGTTTGAGCCTCAGCCGCTTCCGTTGCAGTAAATTTCATTTCAGCCCCTAAGCGTATAGCTTCTTTTGATAGTCTTTTCATTTCATCCGCAGTAGCACCTGAAACCGCACCAACGCCGCTCATTGCAGCCTCAAATTCCATTGATTGCCCTATTGCCAATGCAAAAGGTGCAATGAGAGCAGCACCTACAGCCATTGTTTGAAATCCGCTTGCCATAAGATTCATACTGCTTTCTATATCAGCGGCATGTCTTTCTGTGAAATCAGAAAGTTCACCCATTCCTTTTTGTATTTTATCAGCGGTATTTGTAAAATTATCTTGTAACGAAAATGCCACGCCCATTCCCAAACCGCCGCCGCTAAATGTGCCTATTGCCATAATTTTAATGTGTTAAATATTAAGCAATTAGTATATTTTTAAAAAATAATTGTTAAATATTTTTGTTTTTTACAATTATTGTATTATTTTTGTGTTTTATTTATGTAGGATTTTAATTTTTGAACTAAATTCTTGGTGTTATGAAAAAAATATTTATATTGACTATTATTTTTTGTTTTGTGTTTTTTCTTCTTATTATGATGCTTACTATTCGTATGCTAAGATAAAAGAAATTGAATTTTGTAACCGTTAAAAGCCCTGTTTTTACTTTCAGGGCTTTTTAAATATGATAAAAATGATTTATAAAGCTATTTACAGCCCGATAAAAGATAGTAAAAAATATGATAGGTATAATCTATACAAAAATAATAATCTTTTATTTTTGGGTGTTACAAGTGAATTTTGCATGGTATATTTTTTCAATAATGCAAAACATGAGGATTGTTATGTAGAACAATATAAAGATAAAAGAACGGTGTTATTAAGAAAATCCGATATTGAAAAAATATTGAATGATATTTGCGAAGTTTGCGGATTTTGTAATTCAACTATTATCGAGGGTTGTAAACCTCCATAAATGCTCTTACACTCGCTTTTAAAGACTTCATTAACAAATCATCTGCTAAAATCAATATTCTATTTACTTTGTCATTTGATTTTTTATCCCTCAAAATGTCCAAAGAACCTATTTGCCCATCAATATAAATATCGTTGTTATACTGCCTGTTTACTTGTTTGAAATCATCTGAAAGTTTGCAGCTTAATTCAACATCAAGCCGAAACTTTGCAAACATTCCTAATAATGATTTTTCTTCTAAATTTTCCCCTAATATTAATTTGTTTGCAGTATTAATGATAAAAGTAGCTAACTTTGTCATTAATATAAACTTAGCGTGTAAAAAAGTATAGAATAAATCAGCATCTTTATACTTGTCAATTTCGGTATTATATACTTTAATTAGTGTATCATAAGTCTTACTTAATTTTTCGTAAGGTTTTTTAATTGCCATGTTATCAATTGTAAGACTATTTACCGCACTATTCAATTTTGTAATTTCTTCATTTGTAAATTTCTGTAAATTAGATAGATTGCTATTTATTTTTTCTTGTTCTTCTATAAATCTGCTTGTTAAAGTATCCATTTGTTCCATAACTTTTACAAGACCTTTGCCCATGATTGCTTGAGCGGTTTCCGCTTTGTCTTGAATTTGTTTTGCTTGCCTTCCAAAAGACTTTGCAACGTTCCCTATTTCAGTATATTGATTGATAATGTACTCAGCCTCACTTCTGAAATAATCCATTTCGGCACTATTCATTTTTAGTTCACCGTCATGCTTTCTTACGTACACTATTAGATAATAAAGTACCGCACAAAAAACAAGAATGAGTGATATAATGAAGTAGCCTTCGTATTCCATGATATTAAATATTAATGAAGTAAGAGAAATTAATCCCTTACTTTTTGTGAGGTTTTTTGATGCTGTCAATATTCTTTTTTGTCTTGTCTTGATGCTGCTTCATTGCTTCATAAAAACGGTGTATTCTATCAAGTTCTAAATTGTAAAACTCTTCAATACCAATAATATAACCGCCCATGACTAAATAGAAGTGAATAGCATCAAGGTCTTCCGGCACAAATACATCTTTATAAATGTTGCCTTCCTCATCGGTTACTGTGCCTAAATCTTGCCCGATGGGAAGTAAAAAGTTGTAACCGTCAGTAAATCTATTGTTTGGTCTTCTCCGGTGTCTGGGTGTGAATACATATATTCACTATCTACTCTGCCTTCAATTTCGTAAATATATTCCCTTAAATATTCAATATCAATAAAAGAAAGATTGTCAAGTTTTGCGGTATCAATTTTAATCGGTAAATCATTTCCTTTGCTGTCCTTTTTAATTTCTACCGGAAAACGCATTTCAATTGCAGTGTGAGAACTTCTTTTGTTTTTTGCTAATTTTGTAGCCCAAGCCTCGCCCAGACCATCTAACATATACCACCGTACTTTCATTCCGCTTTCCGGCAAGATACATTCAAAATCTTTTTTAATTTCGGAAAGTTCTTTGTAATCCGCTTCTACTAATATATCACCAACTAACATTTTTGGTTTTGTTACCGGAAAACCACCGAGCTCATCTAAATTAAGTTCTTCCGGCACAATTTGTTTTTTGCCACTTTCAGTTTTGTACGTGATATTGAACCGCATTATCGGATTGTTATTCAGGGCATATTGACGTGCCAAAATGAGTGCCATTTTCCTATCAGGTGCAATCATTTTTTGCACCTTGTCAGCAGTAATATTGGTATCTGAACCGAGCCGCACAATAAAAGAAGCTATAAATTCATTGCTATTGCTTCCTTTTTCAGTAAGTAACCTTTGATGTTTTCCGGTTAATTTTTGGTATTCAATTTCTACTCCCGAAGGTAAAATTCCTACTTTTGTCATTTTTTAGTGTGGTATTAAAATGTTAATATTAAGTTAGTTAAAAAATATTTAAAAATTTTTAAAAAATAATTGTTAAAAAGTTTTTTTATTTGAAAATTGTTTGTAAATTTGCGTTGTATTAGAAACACTTTAAATAAAACATTATGCAAGACTCAAAACAATTTCACAATTTTCTTATTGATTATGAAAATAAAGAAGTCCGTTTTATTTGGTTTACAGAAAAACAGTTGATTTTAGTCTGTAAGTTTGAAAAAATCAGTTTAACAACAAATGAAAATTATGTGGCTGAGAAAGCTAATAATGACGTTGTTATAACGGAAGATAAATTTTATTGCTCAAATATTTCAAATGTTGATGATAATTTTCTTTGTTATGATATTATTTTAAAAGAGGTTGAACTTCCAAATGCAGTAATAATAGGAAAAAATTTTATCTCAAGTAACATGATTTTAGATAAAATCAAACTCCCAAATGTAAAACTGATTGGAGATAGTTTTCTTTCTTGTAATAATAGTTTAAAAGAAATCAAACTCCCAAAAACGACATTAATCGGAAATGATTTTCTTTCTTGTAATAACAGCTTAAAAGAAATCAAACTTCCAAATGTAAACCTAATTGGCGATAGTTTTCTTATGAGTAACACCATTTTAGAAAAAATTGAACTTCCTAATTTAGTTGAGCTGTATAATGAATTTCTTTATTTTAATGAAATACTGAAAGAAATTAAATTGCCTAATTTACAGGAAGTTGGTGATGACTTTTTATTTTATAATAGTAAATTAGAAAATATTGAACTCCCTAAGTTACAAGAGGCTGGTGCGGATTTTCTTTATTTTAATGAAACTTTAAAAGAAATTAAAACACCTAATTTAGAAACGGTCGGTTTTAATTTTTTGTACTCTAATAAAAACATAAAAGTTAAATCAAAAGTTTATTTTGAAACACTTTAAATAAAACATTATGCAAGACTATTGGATTTTTGATTGTTTCACAACAGGGGAACATAATATGAACGAAAAAATAATTGTTACTGCAAAAAGCGGTAAAAAAGCCCTTGAAATTTACATGAAACAAAAAGGCGTTACTGAAAAATTCAAAAGGGACACCGGAAACAAACCGCAAGTTAAAGTAACACCTGTGGTTATTGTAAAGGGTGAAGTTTTAATTGATAGGAGTAATTGCCAACGTGCATATTGGTATTCCGCAGTAACAAATGATTGAAATATTCAAAAAAGGGTAGCATAAAACTACCCTTTTTTATTTGAAACACCCCCTTTTTAAAATTTGTTTACTTTGTCCACTGATATTTCTAATGTTTCCAACGAGTTATCCTCGCTCATTCTATCAAGGTCTGTTTGTGAAATATTAACCGGAAAACAACCTTCTAATACCCATGTATTTATAGTTGTAATACCGTCAGTACCAAGCTCTTTCACAATTAAAGTTCTTTTGTAAGCTTCCGGCAAGCCATAAATACAAGCTTGTAACCATTCAAACGTAAATAAATCTGCACCATTGATAGGTTTTAATTTTTCAATTGTTGCATTGCCGTAAAATGGTTTGCCTGCGGTTTTTATATTTGCGTCATAACCACCATGTTCTATAACTCCAACGCCATGCTCAGGTGGCGTAAATTTCTGAATAGCAATTTGGTCTATACCATCAATTTCTACTCGAAATCTGTATGCTCTTAAAGGATTAAATGGCATAATATTTTAGTTTTTAATGTTTTACAATACTTCAAGGGTAGCCGAAACTTCGGTGCTTACAACGTTAAATGTAATTGATATGTATTTTAAAGCAACAATTGGTGCAAATGTAATTCTAAATGAATATTCGCCGTTATCTACATCTGTAAGGTCATTATAAACAGCGTCTTCAATTTTATCTACATTTTGGTCGCCTTCATAAAGATAATTAGGTCGGATTGCTCTGCCTGTTACCAATGATTGTAAGAACGGATTTACTCTTCTCCAAATAGCATTCCATTCCTGAACATCATTTGGCTCAAATTGTGAAGGTTTTGCAAGTGCAATAATTGTACGAGTCATGTGGACAATTAACTCACTTACATTTTCATTTGAAAGTAAATCTTCAGTCATCTGAAGCGTTCTATTATCAAAAGGCACAACACCAAAGTCAGGGTCATTTACAACTGCACAAATTCCGGCATCAGATAAATCATCCCATTCCGATTTTTTGGAATTTGCTGCTAAATTGTAATAAACTCCGGTGGCATCTGTAATAGGAAATTTTGAACCGGAACTTGAAAACCATTGTCCGAGATTGTTATCACGTTTTGCCTTCAACCCTAATATATCACCTATTGCACTAATATTAACATTTTGTTTTGTAACCGGATGGACAATAGTTTGAAGTTCACCATAATACATGGAACATAAATGATTATTCAATTTTGTGCCTGTTGAATAACTACCTTCGCATTTACGATAATCTTTTGCTACATTGCCGGAAATTCCGGTGGGGGTTCTTAAAATAGCCCGATATGTAGGCATTTCAGTATTGCAAACAGCCTGTAAAGCTACATCAATAGCATTTGAGGCTTTGTGAGGTACTGAAATTCGCACAAAATTAGTTTCGTTTAAAAGAGCGTGAATACCTGTACCAGCTTCACTATCACCTACATAATCAGCATCTACAATTGCCGATGCTTCGTAATTACCTCCAGCCAAAGCACCACTCACAGGAGTAGGAGAAGCCGGTAAAACAATTGTGCCTGCTGCAATTTTAACCTCAGGGCTTAATGAATTGAATTTATCCGCAAGAGTTTGAGTAACAACTGAAGGTATATTTCGGTATTCAAAATCTTTCATTCCTGAAATTTGCACCAAAATATCAAATTGTGCTGCTACCCCATTTGCTGCGGTTGAGACTTTAATCAAAGAAGTAAAATCACCAACCGACCTTGCGGTAAAAGCTACACCAGCCAAAGTTACCGTTCCTTTTGTCGAAGCTCCTGTTGTGTTATCGGTAGGGTCAGTATAATGCTCTGCTCTTGTTACAAGTAAAGGAGAGCCTTGATTTAATGCCCTGTAACACAATACAGGAAAATCGGTTGCAAAATAATCTTTCCAATTTTCAGGAAAACCTCCTAAGTATTTTTCAAATTCCTGCCAATTTCTAATTAAGTAAGTTTTGCCGATTTCTCCACGTTCAGTTTCCCCGATAACAGCCGCAACACCAACTAATTGTGTTGCTTTTGAAGGAGTAAGAACATTAACATCAACCTCTACTCTTGGTCTGCCTGTTAGTCCCATTTTTTAAATATTTTATGTGTTATTTATAAATTTATATCGTTGATATTGAAAAGGTTATTGTTTGAAGTTCTGCTACGCTGTCCAAATCCTCAAAATCATCTAACCAAATATCTTTAATCAAATAATTATTAATAATTTCGTGAGCTTCCTTCAACATAGAAACCGTTACTGCACCTGTAAATCGTAAAGGAATTTCCTCGTTAATTTCTTGTCCGGCATCGTTAATCGGTTTAATCGTTGCCATGTTTCTTAGGGCAGTTCTTACAATTGATTGTAATATTCTTTCATATTCAGTCTTTGCAGAAATACATCTGACTTCAAAAGGTACATTATAAGTTGATGGTGCATACAATTGTTTTGAGTATCTATTTTGCCCTTCAATTGTAATTGGTTGATATTCGTTTATTCCAAATGCACCAATTGAACCTTCGGAATATGATTTTCTTACTACGGTTATTCTATTAATTCCGATGCCTCCTTTTGAATACGAAGAGCCTTGTCCGAATACATCTACTACAATTGTTAATGCTTTCCTTGCTGCTTCATAAGCCGCTGCTGTTGTATAGCTTGTAATATCAGGAAGATAACCTCTTAAAACAGCTTCTTTACGGACAGCCTCAAATAATGCCCTGTCAAGTTCCCTTAGCTTCATAAGTATTTTTTTAGCTGTTTTCGTAAATAAATATCGGGGGTGTTATTTTGTCCATGCCACCGGAGAGCCTCATCAAAAGAAGGTTGCCATAGTGGTCTTGCAGGTATGTTATTAGGTTCATAACCAAATTCATGTACTCTTGCAATATTAGCAATTTCGTTTCCTTCCTCATCTACAATGGTTTTTTTAACTCCTACAAAAACCACATCATTAATAACATAAGAAGTTACTGATTGTCTGTAAGAATTTGTTGCAATAAGTATGTTATCTGAATCTCCATTTCTTACTTTACGTGCTAAATAGTCAGGTGATAATTCAGCCCAATTCAAGTCTTGTTTACTAAAATGTGTTTGAATGATAGCCTCAACTTTCAATCCGAAACGTTTTAATGACTTTTGCTGTGCAATCACCATTTCATACTTAAGTCTTGCAGCAAGTATAGCTACTTTTTCCCAATCGCCTATTTTTTTGAAACTTGCCATGACTTTAACTATCTTGCATTATTCTTTCTATCAATACTTTACATAAAACAGGAACATTATCAAAATAACCGTCATAAAATACTTTTTTCACTTTATATTTTTCACCTTCCAAAATTATATAATCGTTTTCGGAATTAAACTTTGCAGTTGTAGTATTGAATAATGAAGTGGTCATTAAATCTGTGGTATTAAATGTTAATGTAGCTTCTTTCCTATCGGATTGCCCAAGTTCTTTATTTATAGTATCATCTGAGGAAGTATATTCAATAGCACACAATAATGTATAATCGGTATATTGAAAAACGTCTTCCATAAATCTATCAAAAGTGGAAGTTCTTAATTGATAGGTTATTGAAACTTTATGAAATGTAAAAGTTACATCTTCCAAAGCCTTTTTAATTTGCAATATTTGAGCGGGGGATAGTAAAGAAGTTGCCATTAGTTAATCCATTGAAAGTTAGTAATTGTATAAGGAATAGGAGAATCTTCTGTAATCAAATTACCGTTTTCATCTACCATAATGGCACAACCCAGAGTAGATAATTTTGTATTTGCGGAATTTCTGAAATTTCGCATTAAATTTTCTACATTCATTCCGAAACCGGCTTCATTTACTTTCAATTGGTCATAAACTACTTTTGCCGAACCAGCCTGAGCTTCTTTAATGAATATATTTGTTGCTGCACTTATACCATTGCCACCAGCTACCTCTGCGGCTTTAAATAACAACGTTTCAACACAAATGATGTCTGCTATTGCAGAGCGTTGAAGTATGCTATAATAACGTTCTAAACCTATTTTACTTGTATCTTCCGCACCAATTTTGAAACAATTCTCAAGTGCAAACATAATTTCAAAGGTACGATTACTTAATAGTTCTTTATTCAAAGAATTATCAACTATAAAAGGTAATCTATTTAATACCATTTTATAGATGTAAAGTTGTGTTACGTGGTCGGGTGCAAGTGCTACAGTAACATTATAATTAGTAAAATAAGCGGTATTTTCTGCCGTAACTGTATAAGTAACAGGAATAGTAAAGTCAGTTTCAACTTCACTTGCGGGTAATATTGTTGCATTTTCAGAAATTTCAATTTCGGGTATCAAATTAGTAACGTCAATTCCTTCAGTAAGCTCTAATATAACCGTATAAGTATCATTTCGTATTGCACCAACAGCACCGTTAATTTTGAATGATTTGATTTGACTCTCCGTGTTTTCTGCAACTGTTAAAGTAACAATAGTAATATCACCAGCCAAATCAAAATTAATAGGGGAGCTTAAATCAAGCGTGTTACCAGACAAAAACTCCTCACTATTAACTAAAATAGTTCCTTCAACATCAGTTGTAAAAAAGACCAATAAAGTGGTGGCAGTATTAAATGGTACGGTAATACCTACCGAGCCTACGCCGATTGTCCCTGCAAATTCGTTGCCTACGTTGTCTTTTACTGTAAATGTTGTGAATACCATTTCGTATTATTTATAAGATTTTAATTTTTCAATTAAATCAGATTTTTTGTATTTAGCCGAATCCCCTGTTCGTTCTTTGTATAAGGAAGCCATAGTCAGAAAATCGTTTGTTTTCAGGGCTTTTTCTATCTCCGATAAATCCTCAGAAGGTTCTTCCAAACTTTCAGTCATTACTGTTTCAACTTTAACCAAAATTCCGGTTTTTAATGCTTTCTGAATGTTTTTATCACCCTCATTAACTTCATAAATTTTGTCGTTACCATGATAGAATTTTTCGTTTTCTGAATCCCACCAACATCCACCTTTGTCTTTTAATTTTGCAAGCATAATATTTAGATTTTAAAATAAAAAAGGCAGCAGCACAAGCCGCTGCCTCAAAGAAAATTAGTATGTAGAAAAGGAAAAGGTTAGAAAGTCTTATTTTGATAGGTAGCCAAATCCATGTAAGCAGGAAAGGTGTTACCGGAAAATGCAACTGAGCGGTCAAGAATTACTGCGGCATCTCTTTTTAGTTTGTAAAGTCCAAAGATTTGTGAAACAGCAACTTCATAAACTTGCGACATAATGTCTTTGTCTTCTTCTATCATAAGGTCGTTCACAACCAATTTAACCAATGCTGATGCAGGGTCAACAAACATTACTTTGTTTGCCGGCATAATGCCATGAGTAATTGAATTTAAAGCTCTTACGTCAGCAGTTCTACGGTTAATATTCAACAATTTTGTATCACCGGAAAAACCTTTAATTTCACTAATTAATGCAATATCAATAGCTTCGTCTTCTCGTGAAATCATGTATTGCGGAATACGCTGCAAGTTGCTCATTCGTGTTGAAATTCGCAAAAGGTCTTTATAAGTGAAAGTAGAACCGTCAGCAGTACCAATTACAGGTGCGCTTTCAGTGTTTCCTGCTTGCTCACCGTTGATTAATGTATTGATAATGTAAGCGTTTTCTTCAACAGCCATCAAGCGACCAATATCGGCAAGTTCCAAAGCAAGCAAATCAATAGTTGAATACATACGAGCTTCATAACTGATATTGATACCTTTACCAACTTTACGTACCCCAACGTTTTTACTTCCCATAGAAATTGAACCGAGTGAAAAACGTTCTGTTTCGCCTGTGTGTTTTGGTGCGCTGTCCGATACGTTAAAATGGGGTACAGTAATATTGTTTGAGGATACCGATTTTTCAGTTGAAATTAATTCGCGGTAAACATTTTGTTCAATTCCCAAACGAACTGCGTCAATTATAATTTCCGGTATAATCCAATTACCAACGGCATTTAATTCCGGTGTGTTTGTGAAACTTGCAATGTTATCACGAGCGGTGTCGATACCAAGTGCAGTCAAATATTTGTTGAATGATTGTGCCGGAGTGCCGTCAAAACCATAAAGTTCTTTTAAATATTCGCCGATTGTGATAATTGCAGCAGGTTTGTTGCTTGTCGGGCTTTTCAGTGCCTTGTAAGAACGACCTACATTTTGAACGTCTTTAATGAAGCCCTGACGTTGTTCTTTTGCTTTTTCGGAGTACTTCGGCATAGGATTACCACCATTGTCGAGTACTTCTTTTTTTAAGGATTCTACGTGTTTAAATTCCATTTTATCTTATGATTTTAAAGTTCAACAATAAATGATTAAGCCAATGGTAAAGCATAGTTAAAATCAACTGCAACAAGAATTTCGTTACCATCTGCGATTGCTGCTGTTAAAGCTATACCAACAGAAGCGTTACCTACAACGGTAGTAGTATATTCTTGTAATTTTGTGGTGTTGTTAAATGCACCTGCGGATACATTTGCACCAGCCGAAATTGCTGCGGTAGCTTCCCCTCTTAATACAACGCAGAAAGGAGTATAAACAGTAGCAAAGTAAGCACCATTAAATTCTTCGGTAGTTTTAACAATACCAATAGGTTTGTCGGTTACGGCAGTAACGGCTGCAATTGTGCCATCAGATGCTAATTTAACTACTTGACCTACATTGTATAAAGCGGCAGCTTCAAATTTGATAGTAAGATTGCCACCTTCTTCTTTTTTTACAATTGCGGTTCCGCCGATACCTAAAGAATGTTGAAAGGAATATGGATTTGGAGTCGTTGCCATAATTGATTAATTTTTAAAGTTTTATAAAGTTTTTTTAGTGTATTTTTCTCTTAATTCTTCGGAATTATAAGGTCTTGTCTCTTCTACTACTTTTTCATCAGCAAAAGATGACCGGAAAGTAAAATCATGTGAACCACAAGCGGCACAAGTGGCTGTAAATTTTGAAGTTACATCATTCAAATATTGTTTTAACAAACCATCAAGTTCGGCACTTGTTGCTCTTGAAAACATTGCTAAAACATTATCATCTACTAATTTGGCGGACTGTTTGTAACGTAAAATTACTTCTTCTCTTTTTGAAGTTACGAATTTTTGCCCTTCAGTTACAAATTCTTTGTTCTCATTAACAGTATTTTCCAAACTTGTAACTTTTTCCTTTGTTACAATAAGTTCGGCAGTGAGTTCGGTAACTTGTTTTTCAAATTTTGCAATTTCAGATACCTTATTTTGAAGTTCAGTTTTTTCGGATGTAAGATTAACAACCTCGTTTCTAACAGCCGCAAACTCTTGTCTTGCAACAAGTTCGTATTCATTAATATCATCAACATTCTTTGTCAGTTCTTTGTAGGAACTTGCAATATCCTTTGTTAATTTGAAGTAAGTTTGCAATTGTTCGGCAGTAACCTCAGCATCAGCCCCCAAACCAAGTTCGGAACGTAATAGCATAAGTAATTCTTCCATTTTATAATTAATTAGTTTAATTTTATCTTTTTGAGTTTCAAAAATGTAATATTTTGATTTTGCGGTATATTCATCTTTGACTTCTTGTTGTTCTTTTGCGAATGAAATTTCTTTTGAAAATATACTTGCGGTATCAATTTGTTTTAAATTGCCGTTGCTGTCTTTTAGTTTTGCATAAGGGTCAGCACCGAGCCAAACAAGTGAACTTTCATAATAATCATGGATTTTTGTTACTATTCTACGTACCATTTCGCCGTTGATTATTCTTCCTACATTGTTTTCAAATTCCCAATCATCTTGAAAATCATGTGAAGGCTGCCAGTCAAAATAAACAGTAACCGAGTTTGAATGTATTGCACCGTCAATTAGATTTGCTGCGATTTTTGAGTTTTCTTTTTTATTCACCCGCACCAAACCGTCAATTCCCGCCGGTACATTAATTCCGGTAATATCAATAAAAGAATTTCCCCACGTTGGGCTTACTATTTTACCTACTACATTATCAACTGAATATGTGTTGTGGTCTTTGTAAACAGGAATGTCTTTGATTTTTGGAATGGAATTTCTTAATACTTTTTCGTCTGAAAAATCTGTGGCTTTCCATGTACCTGCACCAACGATTGTGGCGGAAATTAAACGAAAAGGAACTTCAATATAATCTTCCTCATCTGGTAAAGGATTTCTTTGTGCAAAACCTAATTTTTGGCTTACAAGTGGCAGCCGTTCTCCACCCTTTCCAATATCAAAAATCGTACCAACGTTGTTGATAGTCAATACGTTATTCTCTTTTTTGAGTGATATTACGCCTTGTTTTTTTTCGGTCATTTTAATATATGTAAGATGTTTATTTTCAGTATGTTATAAATAAAATGAAAAATTTTTGAAAATAATTGTTAAAAAATTTGTTTTTTCGGAATTTAGTCTATATATTTGCACTTTAATTACTGAGTAGAATGTACACATTAAAACAGAAAAATTTTATGGGTATTACATTAAAGGAGTTTCTTAGAAATTTTAATGAAGGTTGCCGACCTGATAAAAATGGTAAAATTACTATTGATTTTGAAACTTTGTCTTTGTTTATTTGTAATGGTTCTTTTACCGTTGTAGAAGGCGAAAAGAATAAAGAGTATTTCCGTCTTTACGTTGGTAAAATGCCAAACGGCTGCTTAGGGCTTACAGTAATGTGTGGTAAAACAATTGCTTTAACAATTAGTCATTGTCCTTTGGTTGCGGTGAAAACGTATGCCGAAATGACTATTTCTGAAAAAATTGCTGCAATCCGCAGTATGCAAATACTTCACAACAATTTATCGGCAAACAAAGAACAAGAGCGAATTGATTTGGAAAACAAATTGCAATTGTTAAAGTTTGAAGCTGTGCAAATTGCCCAGATTTTAGCAACCATGCAAAAGTAAAAGTTTATTGTATAACGTAAAAGTTTACTGTTTATTGTATTAAGTAAAAATTATTTTTATGAAAACGAAAAAATCTTTATTTAGAACATTGCAAAATATTATTGAAATAATAAAGTTGATACCTCAAGCAAAAGAATTGCAATTAAAAAATGAAAAATTGACTAATTTGCTTGAGGTATCTACTACTGAAAAATCGGCATGGCAAAGGAAAGCGGAATTTCTTGCGAATAGGTTGAAAACTTTGAGCGATGCTTATACTTTGAATTGTGAAAATGATTTGAATTTTTACAGTTTTAAAAATGTTCCTACTGAAAAGGATTCATTTTTAAATTTCTTAAAAGAAAAAGCATTATCCGCAGAAAGTTATGGAACGGAATTTAGAACGCTTTGCAAAGATGATGATGACATTTTAGATAATTCAGCAATTGATTAATTTTGATTTGTAGGTTTGTTGTATATAGATTATAAGTGGTTTTTGTTTTGATTTAACCTCCTTTATTTTTGATATAAAGGAGGTTTTTTATTTATGGATATAATGTATTAAAATTTATTTTGCTGCGGATTTATAAGGCTCACCGTTCTTTTTTACGGTAATATTAGGTTGTAGTTTAATCATTCTATCAATTATTACTTGGCAATACTTTGGTTCAAGTTCCATTCCATAACATTTTCTTTTGAGTTGGTGGGCTGCTACCATTGTGCTGCCGCTGCCGAGAAAGGGGTCATAAACGTCTCCATCATGATTCTTAATAGGTTTTAACATACATTCAATAGGTTTTTGAGTACTATGTCCTGTTTCACTTTTTTGTGGTTTTGGAATTTCCCACAAAGTAGTTTGGCTTCTATCGCCTATATAATTTGCTTTGAATCCCTTTTTTACAACGTACCAACAAGGCTCGTGTTTCCAATGATAGTCTCCTCTACTTATTGCAAAATTATTTTTAGCCCAAATAATCTGACTACGAATTTCAAAATCACAATTTTCTAACGACTTTTGAACTAACCCACTAAATTTACCAGCATGATAAACATAAGCAACTTTCGCAGGGCTTAAAATCCAAGCATCGCTCCAATCTGCTTTATCATCATTTTGAACTTTCCCTACTGCGCTGCCACCTATTTTTTTACCATTTGCTCTATCAGCTTCATTTCGCCAATTAGCATCATAAACAACACCATAAGGAGGGTCAGTAACCATTAAGTAAGGTTCATTTTTTAGTAATAGCATTTCAACGTCTTCCTTTTTTGTACTATCACCACACAATAACCTATGCTCGCCAATTTCAAATAAATCCCCAAGTACAATATCGGTTTCAATAACTTCTGGAACTTCAAAATCATCTTCTTTAACTTCAAAGTCATCTTTACCAAAACCACCTTCCCCCAAAAATTCGCTTTCCAACCCCCACTCACCTAATTGCTCAAAGTCCCAGCTTTGCAAGATGTCCCAATCAAAACTACCACCGTCATTATTTGCTACAATGCAAGCTTGTTTAAACTGCTCCTCTGTAAAGGAAACCTCTCGGTAAGCGTATTCCTCGCCGTTGTATTCAATAAAACCATGTGATAGTGTACCTTGTTCGGTAGGTTCATCATATTGCTTTACATAATGTATATTACAACCATGAAAGATGTCGCTTCTTTGATTGCCACCTACATATGCCTGATTATTAACACAATATACTACACCTGACAAATCGCCAAGTTCTTCTAAATGCTGTTTCAAAAGGATTTGCTGTTTTTCGGTTATCTTTCGGGGGTTGCCTTTAAATTTAAGATTGTTGTCAATCTTTTTAGTTTTATTCGCCATTGTGATTGTTTTTGGTTGGTAAAATTCGTGGTATTAAGATTTGTTATAAGATAGTATTCTAAAAATTTATAATGCAAAATTTGCGGTTTAAAATGTGAAATTTTGATAGTGCAAAAAAATTACTTACTATGTAAGTACATAACGTAAATTGTGGGTAGTTTATTGTATTGCGGAAAATAAAAAATACCATAATTGGGGTTATGGTATTTTTTATTGTGGTGGTTTTGGATTTTATTCCTGATTAAGAATGTAATCAAATAGTTGTCGCATCGGCATTTCTTTTGTTTCCAAAAAAGAAATAAAGCTACCTATTGTTTTGCGGTCCTCTTCTGAAATACCGAAATAATCGTTTTTACTACCTAATTTAGAGGTGTTTTCAATTGTACCCATCGGGTGATGTGTGATACTTTTAAGAGCTTGTATTGCAGTTGCAATGTTACTATTTTGTAATGTATATGCTACCGTTGCATTTTGCATTGCGGCGGCTTTTTCTATTTTTACGTTCGAGGCTTTCATTTTATTCAGTTTTAAAGAGTAAAAAAAAATTTATTTTTGTTATTAAAAAATCATATACAAATGTAAAACTTTTATTTTACATAGCAAACTTTTTTGCAAAAAAAATAAAAAAATAATTTCCTTTGTAATGCTGATTTGTTGCTTGTTTGCGAAAACCTTACTTTTTATTTTTCAAAATTGTATGTTATAAAGCAGGTTTTCGCACTACCAAAACGTCATTTTTTTTCAAAGTACCTTTATTTTTGCTTCGCCACCGGTTTGCAGCGGCGAAGCTTTTTGTGATTAATCAATATTATTAGCAACTAAATTCCATTGTTGCCAATCATTTGAGTTCCAATTTCTTGTAGAAATAGCGTCTTCTATTCTATCTACCAATTTTTCAAAATTATAGGCTATATCGTGCCATTTATTTTGAAAATTGGTTTTGCCGTTTTTTAATTCAGCAATCATATTTTCAACAAATAAATTATGTTCTTTCTGTGCATTCTCAGCAACTTTTAAGGCTTTGCGCATTTTTACAACATTTTTAGAACTATGCAACATCTCAAAAATGTTATTTTCAAATTGTTTGTATTCTTTTAAAGTTTTCATTTTCGTATTTTTAATTGTGAAAAACAATAATTATTTATCTTATTTTGATATTACAAAGATAAAACAAAAGTTTTATGTATGCAATAGTTAATCAAAAAAAGTTTAAAAAATTTTTGCTTTGTAAGATACACAAAATCAATACTTTACAAAATTTTTAAAATTGATTGTTAAAAACTTTATGTTTTATAACACTTTTTACAACTTTTAAAACGCAGATTTTTCGCAAATCGATAAAATTATTTATTTTTCTTATGTTTATTTTCAGTAAAGATAACCAACTTTATCAAACTAACAATAAATGTTTCTTGGCTGTTGCCGACCTCTGCAATAATATCTAAATAAGATTTTCCTATTTCGTTTATTTTTATTATGTTAGGTTTGTAAATCAGCATAACTTCCCTCAAATAATCTACAATGATAGGTTTTAATTTTTCGGCGGCTTCGGGTAGCATGGTGTATATTTAAAATGTAAATTACAATGTTATAAGCTGTTCCTGTGTTTCAAATTCAAATCTTTTAACAGCTTTATTATAAATGGCAGTATTTATTTCTATTCCCAAAAATTCCTTAATACCAAAATAATGTGCTACAATAGCAATACCGCCAGCCCCTAAGTGTGTATCAATTATTTTCATATCTTTATCAGCGTACCAATGAAATAATTTTTCGTAAACTCCCAAAGGTTTTTGAGTAGGGTGAATATTTACGGTTGTTTTCCTTTTTGGTGAAAATCCACTTTCATTACCTCTTGCATATTTCAGTATTCGTGTTTTTTTTTTGAAACGAGGTGTATATTAATTCGCCATCCGAAAAACTAAAATTATCTTGCATTTTATACCAAAACACCCAACCCATCGAGCCTGTCAAATACTGCGGAAAATAATTAGCACCAAAAAATATTTGATTTTTACTTATTCTACGAGCCTAATTAAAGTACTCTGCGTCAGGTGTTTTCATGTCCCACTCAGTATTATCATGTTCTTTGAAACCGTTTGCTTTACAATTAATTCCATTTCTAAATGCGTTTTTATCAGCATTAATTCCGTAAGGCACATCAGCAACAAGCAAATCAAAATATTTGTCAGGATACCTCTTCATAATCACCATGCAATCGGCATTAATTAGGGTAGTATTAAATTTATTGTAAGTCATGTTACTTATTAATTATCAATAAACAAGTTGCAATTTGTGTACCGCTTTCTTTGAATGTTCCGGCTTCAAGTTCTATAATTTCGTGGTCAATTGTTTGTAACCATTCTTTGAAGTTGGTTTCTTTCTTTCCTTCGCAAAACCGCCAATGATTTGACATTACCGTTATAATTCTACCGCCAAAATCAAGGGTATCAAACATTTTCAATACATGGTCAATATCTTGGTTTTTTGAAAATGGTGGATTTGCTATAATTTTGTCGAAATAATTTTTGTAACCGCACTGCAAAAAGTCATCTCCGGTATTCATATAAGACTTTTTACGTAATACATCTCGGTTGAGCGGATTCAGTTCGTAAAGATACAAGTAATAATCTAAATCTTGCGGTAACAAATCTAAAATTGCACCTTGACCAGCTGAAGGTTCTAAAACGTAATTTCCGGTTTCAATTTCGGCAAGAGTTATCATTCTTTGTGCAAGTTCTTTTGGAGTTTCAAAAAACTGAAATTCTTTTTTAATATCAATTTTTTCACCACCTAATAATTGGTCGATAATTGATTGTGCAGCAACCGGAAAATCAAAACGAAAATCTTTACCTGTTACTTTCTTTGCACCAGCTTTTATAAGGGCTTTTTGCAAGTCTGTGAAGTCTTTACGGTCTAATTGTACTTGCGGTAAACGTACTGAGTTTCCTTCAATAGTACATTTTTCTAAAATTTCTGTTAATTTCATTTAAGTAGAATAAAAGATTAATTTTTAATGATTAATTTTACAAATACTTTTCAATCCACCTGAAAATAGTTCTCCAATTGCTTTCTATCAAACTTGCATTTTCCTTTTCAGACCTGCCGAAATATGAAGTTTTATACTCATCTTTTTGCAAATAGAAAAATCTTTTTTCCGGTGATAATTTATTGAAGTAAGCAATTAATTTTTCTTTTAAGAATAATGCAAGTCCTTTGTAACTGTCTATTACTGCAATAAATGTTATAATTTCAGAAATATGTTTCGTTTCATTTGCATAAGTCAATTCTTTTACAAGTCGCATATTGTATTGAATTTGAGATGATAATATTCCGATATTGCAAGCGGCTATTTTGTCGAGGTCTGTTTCTACTACATAATTAGTAACAAAATTTTGCAGTAAACCTATTTCATTATCGTTAAATGCTAACCATTCTTTGATTGTGTATTTCATAATTTTCAGAAATAAAAAGATGTTTTGAAGTTTGAGGAATTTCATAAATAACACCGTTACAATCAATTAATAGGAAGTCATCTGTAATTTTGATAACCTCACCAATAAACATTGCACCCTTCGGATAAAATTATATTTTGTCATGCAATGTCATAATCAAATTGTTTTTAAAGTTGTTCAAAAGTTAAATTATTTATTAATTCAATACGCTCTTCTTCCGTTGAGGAAGGGTATTTTTCAGCAAAATGTTTTATAGCAATATCAATAAGTTTGTTTTCAATATTCCCAAATGTTCTTAAAACTGCTATAAAATTTAATTCAGGACTAATATTTATGTTTAAGTCAAGTTTACCATTATTATTAATAAATTCAATAATAATCTTAGCTGAATTTTCCATAACTAATTGTTTTTTAAAAGTTTAATTTTTCAAAATAGAAAATTCCGTTAAAACTTTTTTCAGCAGTAATATCAAAAAATTTTGCTACTAATAACATATATGCTTTGTGCTTTTTTGATTTTTCAGTAACCGGATTTTTTGGCAGTTTGGTAATTCGCAAATGTAAAGTTTTAATTAACCTTCGGAATGTTTCTAAATTGTCGGTATGCTTATAATGATTAATAATTTTTTGGCAAGGGACTAAATTTTCTAAATTGTGATTTTCAGTTAATTCCCTGCGTGAATTTCTACGGACAGGTTTAACGTGGTCTATTTGCCAATCGCTTTCTAATAATGTACCGGAATATGCACAATAACCACCGTACTTGTTTTTCACTAACCCCCTGACTTTCTTACTTATATACATTTTTAAGGTGTTTCACTTAATAAAAATTCAACTTCTACAATGATATAATCTTTTGTGTTAATATCTGGCACAACTAAAATACCGGCATACTCCTCGTCAGTAAGGGGGCTTTCGGTTAAATCATTAAACTCTTTATTTACGTTTTCGGTTTCCATAAGTTTGTTTTTAATTGCTTTTTTCAATAGCTAAACCACCTTCAATTAAAAAATTAGTATCCACATGATTATCTAAAAACACTTCCATCATTTTAATATTTTCCGCACAAACATTAAAAATCTGGTTCTTTGTGATATTATTAAAATAAAACTGTTTCACCTTGCTGGCGTAAAAAACCTCATATTTTTGTTTGTCATGTGTGAAATTTATAGCAATCCATTTCCCCCTAATATAATCCTGCCCTGTTGTAAATTCGCCGAAATTTTGCGGTTTAAATTCGGTTTTAATACATTCAATTAATACTTCCTCACAATTGGCAAGTGATTTTAGAATAGGCTTAATCATTACTTGTCCATTTTCTTTGAAGTTAAACCAAGAATGTCCGGGTGCTGCCATAAGATTACCACATCCACAAAAAATTTTATCTTCATGCGAAACCGTTGCACCCTCCAACTCCAATTCACAATCAAACGGAAGTGAAAACACCTTTAAATTGTGGTGCAAATAAGTCGTAAAATGTTTTAATTCGAGTTCCATAACTTTTTATTTTATAATTTCATATTGGTTAAAAAATAGATTCTCTACATAGTCCCTTTGCGCTCTTGAAAGTTTTGACTTTTTATTCTGCACGGCGCAAAATTCCTTAATTAATTCTTCTTTGGAATAACGCTTCGGCTCGGCTTTGCTGCAAGAGTTTGAACCAAGCTCAGGAAAATTTAAAGGCTCAGTAATTCCGCTAATATGTAAACCACAAGACCTTGTTTTATCGGTTCTTTTACGATATTTCACGCTGCAAATATAAAACTCACCATTGTCAAGTATAGTAGTAATTTCACCGTTTTCTTTTCGTTGTAAAGCGGATTGATAAAGCATTTCACGCTGCAATCCCATTCTTGTAACACCTGCACCATGACAGCCTACAACTAATATTTTTGGTTTTTCAGTTTCCATAATTTTCTATTTTTGTGAAAAATCTAACTTCAAGGTTTTTCAATTGTTTGTCAAAAGTATCAAGTGTTTTAAAGTAATTTGAAGGCTCCTCGTGGTCGCCAATATATCTACCTACATAAACTTTTCTTTCTGCTTGCAAACGTTCTCTTTCTTTAAAATAAACGAATAATTTGAGGGTAGCTCCCATGTTTATTTGTTTTCAGATTTGTAAATTTCTTTTAAATCAAAATAATTGAATAATTCAAAAAGTACTAAAATTTCAGAACGTTCCAAACCTAAGTTAATATTCAAAACTTTGTGCCAATCACTATCATATAAAACTTTATACAATTTATAATCAACATTTTGGCACTCAATTAAATAATCTCGAAGGGCATTTCTTAAATTTCTGTGATATTGTTCGTCTGGTGTAAGAAATTCCAACGCTTTATTTTTGAAATTTAATATTCTTTCGGAATGTTCTTTTAATTTATATTCAAAAGATATTTTAAGATTCTCTTTTTCTTGAATTTGTTTCAATTCTGCTACAGCCTTCAACTTTTCTAATTTAATTTTGTATAAATCAATTAGTTTCTTTACGGTTTTGGGTTTGTAGTTCGTGTACCTTCCCAAAATAAGAAGTGTATTGTAGTTTTCGGAATTACCTACAAATCCATCCCCCTGAAAATCGTCATTAAAGACAGGTTTATAGTGATTTGATATTCTTATTTCAGTATCTTTTTTCTTAAAATAAATACTTCCGGTTGATGCTATATTAATGTGAAAGTTATGCTTTTCCATAATAGCAAATAGCAGGACATAAGTATAGTTTTCAAAGTCCCACATTTTCAAAATTTTTTTAAAGAGTACATTCAGTTTCAAACAAATATTTATCATCAAGTCTTCGGGCTTTCTTTTTATCAGCCCTTTTTGAGCGTTTGATTGCATTTTTGTAACGACAGCCGGATTTCCAATATTTGTATTTTCCTGCTGAGTAGGTTTCACCGTCAGAGTTTGCTTGGCGAATACCTAATATTTTTTCATTCCTTTTGAGGTCATAGTAGTAGGTTTTTAAAGTTAGTTATCATGGCTGAGAGTTTTTAAAGAGCTTTAAACGTGATATGTTGAACTGATAAAAGCGTTCGGGTATCTATTTACATTATTTTCTAAATAAGCGGCAGCTTCGGCGTAGGTTAAAAATTCAGCAACAAGGCGACCATTGTTTTGCGGGGTTGTTTTGGTTTCAGTAACAACTCTTACTTGGTAATATTTAGTTTCGTTTTTCATTTCAGTAAAGTTTTAAAGAGTGATTTTTTATTGAATTATTTATACTGCAAAAATAATCGGTTTTCCAATATCTACAAAACTTTTTTGCAATTATTTTTAAATTATTTTTGCTTTGTAAAATACACAAAATCAATAAATTACAAAATTTTTAAAATTGATTGTTAAAAATTATATGTTTTATAACATGAAAACCCGAATTGAAAACGCAGATTTTTCAGAAACCACAAAAATAAATTTCAAAACAAACCAAACATAAAAAAAAATTAGTGTACCAATATTGATACGCTAACCGTATTTAATTAATTTTATTTATAGAAAGTTAAATCACTTGACAGCCAAAATTCGCCGTCATAAATCATTGTGCAACCAAATTTCGTTCTTAGCATTGCACCGAAACCATTTTGCGAATCTACCCATGAATAAATATAATATACACCACCACCAATATAAGCAACGGGGTAGTATTTTTCAGAAACAGAAGGAAACTCTGCGGTTGAGGGTGATATTAAATTTTTTCTTACAACGTCTTCCGCCATAATGTAAGCCATGACTTCCTGACCTTGTAAGTCTTCTTCTGTTGGTTTGGTATCAAATGGGATAGAAACTACTTCGCTTTCCGGTTCTTTTGTAGTATCAATTTCGGTAATAGTATCCTGTTCGGCTTCTGGTTTGTCGTCAAAAGCACCGCCGATAAAACTAATAAAAAACAAAACTCCCAAAATAATCAATAATATTTTTACTTCCTTTGCTGACATAACTAAATAATTTTTAATAGATTATGATTTACGTTTAATTAAAATTCTTCTATAAATTGCATTGCCTTTTATGATAGGTCGAATTACTAAATCACTTGAATTGCCATCAATTTTAACGTCATTGGCGTCTAAAATTTCAAACTGCTCAGGGTTAAAATGATTCATAAATGTAATTGGCACACCCCAAATTGGTTTCATTCGCACATGATATTTACTTGCCACAATATCAATTAGTTCATACCAAATTTTAAATAAGGCAAGATAATTAACTTCTCTTTTTGTAAGCAAAACATCAATTGCAGTATCTACCGGAATATTAGCTACTTTTGAAACCTCAAAAGCGAAATAATTATCGTACTTAGGGTATTTTTCTACTGAAAACTTTTGATGTAATTTTAACGGCTTGTTTCGCTTGCTGTGGTATAGATTTGTAAACCAACAAATGTTTCCAAACTTCCTTAAAATTCCTGTTAAAGTCATAAATTCCACTGGCTGACAAATTCCCAACCATAGTTTATGATTTACAATATGTTTGAAAATTTCTTTGTAAGTAATTGCATTTTGGTTTCCGATAATTAGAAATTTTTTATCATGTTTAATAAGCAAATCTACAAACTCACGAAATAAAGAAAACGGCGGATTGGTTATTACAATATCACACTCTTTTAAAATTTCTATACTTTCAGTATTTCTAAAATCACCATTTGAATTTAAAGCTGTTTTGGTAGTTTCTTTTATTCCGTTTTTATATTCAAGCTCTAATTTATAGCTCGGCTGCAATTTATCATAATGCACCGTTATTAATTTTTGTAAGCCCAAAAAATCAAAATTCAAATGAAAATACTGCCAAAAATTCGACCACTCGGGGTCATCACAATTGCAAAGAATAATTTTATTTTTGAAATGTTCTTTGTAATTGTGAAGTTCGTTTTCAATATCGGAAAG